TCTACCACTGAGCTACAAGCCATTATTGGAGTAACAGGACTCGAACCTGCGCCAACCAACATCCGTAGTGTTGTGCTCTATCCATCTGAGCTATACTCCAATGCAGTCCGGCGGCAGCTTGGATGGTTGCCACTACCGAACCGATGCAACGTGTAAGACAGTTGCCAACAAAGGTATTTCATTTTTTAATGTGGTTCTCGGACCTTGCACCCCTCCACATGGTTCTCATAATCCACCGACTACATACTCAAAGAACCTTTGACGAGTCCAGCTCTTTATCGCCTTACCTCTGATGTACGTTGTTATCGCAGTTCTCAGCCTCTACTAAATCCTCTGCGCCGCTTAAATCGCTGTAACGCTCATGCACTCTAAGCAGTAAATTTTCCGCACCGGAGTTTTTCTTGAAAACTCTTGGTAATGTAAAAAGCACTTATTTCTCGATAACTCGCAACGCCATTTCTTTCCTGTGTGAGCCGGATTAAGAAATTGGTAAAGAAATTCGCTCGTCCTACGGTTGGGAATCGAACCCAACCATCCCCGGTCGGGAAACCGTGGCATTAACCGTAACGTAGGCACCGTTGCAACAGTGGTCTTTAGCGTGACTTACGCAAGCTCTCCAATTTTAAGTCCTGTCGGCTTTCCCGGACTACTCACATAAGCCTCTCAGTGAGCATTGCAATCTCCCTATTTAATGATTGCTTACCACGGCTTTCGCCAATACTTTTCAGCCGGAACACTAAACCAACTATAAACAGTCAGCGTTATTCTCAGTTGAAATGTTCGATGGGAGAATCGAACTCCCGTCCCCACCGTGAAAAGGTGGTATCTTGACCGCTTGACTAATCGAACAGGTGTGGTTTTTACTTTTTGACTGGAAGCAAGGTACCCTTTAACCACAAAAAATCATAACCAGGTTTTTACAATTCTCCGCAGGGAAGCCGTTCGCGTCCGGTAAATTCTCTGTGAATAGGCTGCAATCTACCTAAATGGGCGAAAGAGGAATTGAACCTCCAATGTTTACCACGAGGGAACGGATTTACAGCCCGCCGCAACACCACCAATCGTTGCCGTTCGCCCTGAATTTTCTTTGTATCGCCAAGAACATTAGGAAAGAAGCGGTGGGAATCTTAATCGCTAGAGCTACACCCACAGGTGGAATCGAACCACCACGCTACACCAAGTTCGCTCCGATCATTTAGCGATTCACTTCATCTTTCAGTGCTTTACCGGCTTTGAACTTAGGTGCTTTGCAAGCCGGAATGGAAATCTCTTTTCCGTTCTGAGGGTTCTTGCCAACTCTGGCAGCACGCTCAGTCACTTCAAATGTTCCAAAACCGACCAACTGCACTTTCCCACCTTTGCCAAGTTCTCCGCCGACAACTTCCACAAATGCGTTAAGTGCCTTTTCGGCATCACTCTTAGAAAGTCCGGCTTCATCAGCCATAGCCTGTACTAATTCAGCTTTGTTCATTACTTCTTGCCTCCTTTCTTGTGGTCTGCATATATGGAATATGCGATTGCAATTATTACTTCTGTGATTATCGTTGCGGCAACACCGCACCAAAATTCAGGAATATACATCTTTTTGCATCCTCTCTTGTCTGCTACCTCTGGTAGCCGTCACGGTCATGCGGTAGTCATACCGTTTCTGCACTACACCGCCGCACTCAGCCGCCTTACTTCCTCCGGTGTATCTTGGCGTAGCTTCACTGCCATGGCTATATTTATAGTTTCGTGCCGGATTGCCATGCGTGGACCATCAGGGACTCGAACCCCAGACCGTCCGGTTATGAGCCGGATGCTCTAACCAACTGAGCTAATGGTCCATACCTCACACTTTGGAAGATTCCATGTGAGGTTTTGGAGGTTCATCATAAGTGTGAACCCTCCGATGTTGGATTGCTGTCGGGGAACAACAATTCCTAAGTGGGAAGTGTTGGTGTCGAACCAACTCCTATGGATTTTCAGTCCATCGCTTCTACCGAGTTAGCTTACTTCCCATATTACGGCACTGTTGCTGTGCCGTAATGGTTAGGAGAAACTTTAATGCCAAATACCTTGTGTTCACTCCGCTTAACTTATGTCCGTGTCACTTGGTATGGTCGTAGTATAGCGTACTAAACATTCTTTGTCAAGTGTAATAAACAAAATTTTCAAAAAAATTTGTTTTTCTGTGTGCAGTCGGCTTTACAACCATTTTTCTGAACATCAGAAATCAACTTGCTTACAGGGATTTTGAGAAAATTTGCTATATCGTATATCTTGTCGATTGACGGATAACTTTTGCATTGTTCCCAATCGCTCACGGTATTCTGCGCCACATGAACGCCCGTTGCAAGTTCGTGTTGTGTAATTCCCCTATTCGTTCTTTCTTTTTTTAAGTTGGTGGCGAAACTATATTGTCCCATGCTATCCCTTTCTATATTCCTAAGTCACTTCTCTTTACTACCTGTCCCTCTCCGCCAAGAAGAGCATCTACAAACTGGGCGAACATTGCCAGAGTGTCCGGCGCATCATCATGTTTATTCTTTCCGAGCTGTGTATAACTGCAAAGGAATGACATCATCACACCGTAATCGCTCTTTGGCTCATATTCTGTAATATCCTTGAATATGACGTGTTCCTTAACCCATGAAGAATTGACGATGATCTTGGTCTCTTTGTTCTGAGTAGTGTATTTCTTCGTAATATGGCATCTGCCGCCTTTGGCTTTAACAAGTCTCTCAACCTCATTTGCGGTTCTGCTACCCTCTTTGTTGCTCTCGAACTGTGCCTGCTGTACATGATGCTTAACAAGCATATCTGAGTTGAGTTCGTCCAAGGTCCCAGGGTCGATGTTTTTGAATACCAGATCTTCCAGATAGTATCTGTCTCCGTACTGATAGAAAACTCCGAGGAAGTTGTAGTCTGTACCGGTGTCCTTGGTATCGCAGATTGCCAATATAGAATCCGGTTCTCTGTCCGGCAGTCCTCCGATATATCTCTGTAATTCTGTTGGATGATACAGAATACCCTCTCTCTCAATCGGATCGCTCTTATACAGGCAGCGATATGAAACATCATCCATCGACATTTCCATATCGTGGAAGTATTTCTCATCAAATCCAACATCGTAATCGTAATCAAAGTTGCTTTTTCCGGTCTGAGGATCAATGTCTGGAACAGCAATGAACTCTGCCCTCGGATTGCCCTCATACATTCTTTCAAGCCGGCCAATAACATCATGCACGCTCCATCGGGTTGCAATGTGGATCTCTTTTGCTTTCTTCTTTTTACGAGATTTAAGGTCTGTGGTGTACTCTCCGTACAACTTATCCAGACGATCAATAGACAGAGCCTCTTCGATACCGGAAACCAAATCATCCACATACAGAAATCCCTCACAACGGGTAACACCGGTAAGGGAACCTCTGATTGGTCTGCAGGTCAGTGTCTTAAACGGTTGCCATCTTCCAAGGTTTATTGTCTCTTCTTTTGCATTGTTTCCCTCAAATACAATGTCCGGGAACACATCGCTCCAACAATATTCATTACTGGTAATTATGTTGAGAACGGCATCATAGAACATTCTCGTCATAAATCCAGAATGTGAGGACATAAGGTTTGGTGTGTTTGGGTAATGCCCCATTACAAACGATATAAAAAACTCTCCCAGTGTGGTCTTGCCGGTGCCAGGAGGCATTGATATTGATAGAATATCCAACTCATCATCAATAAGCCTCTGCATCTTCTGTACAAGCCAATAAATCTTATTTCTTCGTGGCTGATAGTATCTGTCCTCGGGATCTCTGTTCTTTTCCACATAAAGCAGATAAGAGTCAAAATCCTTATGTTCCTGTGCCAAGAACAAAAGAGCCTTATTGTACAAATCGTAATATTTAATATCTCCTGTTGCACATAGTCTCAGTGCAAGGAATCTGACCTTATTCGCTAATTTCCGTGAAAGTTCTTTATCTTCCCGGATAACCTCATTTGCCATTCCGAGTAAGGACAGAAGATTGTCATAGTCACTCAGATCGCTTTTCAGAAGCCTTACGATAATCTCTTTATTCGATAGTTCGTGTTGAGCCATGAAAATTCATCCTTTCTCACGGCTCTACACGGCTCTGTAATATTTAAGGTTTTACCACATTTACTGACGCACGGATTATAATGCCACGGCGCGCCGGATTTTCGTTTGTTTCAAATTTGATAAAACCCTCGTCGGCAAGTTTTAACCCTATTCTGCTTGCCAATTTTCCATGAACATATTCTGTTGCACCATCACGTCCTGCATTGAATATATCCATCTCCATGCACTCGGCATATCTTTCTATCGGTCTTTCATCATACCTCACTCGAAACAGAGGTTCCTCTATCTGCGGCTGCGGTCTCATTCTCCGTTCCGGTCTCTTTCTCCAATGTGGTCTGTTTACCGCCCGTCTCTGTCTGCGCATCTTTTCCTCCCTCCGCATTTTTACGATCTCTCACGCTCTTACTGCAAACGCTCAGAATAACCATATTGAGATGCTTATTCTGTTCTTTGAGCTGAGAGTTCTGTTCCAATAGCAGCTCATTCATCTGTGTAATTTCTTTCTTTACTTCATTGTTGGACTTTGCATCTTTCCAACCCACAACAATATAAAGTGCCAATATCGCAATCCAAATGATTGCTAAAATAACATCTACCATTCTTTTATTCCTCCGGCATATAATAAACTCCGCAGCTATACGCTGTAATATCCGCCTGTCCGTTGCCACGAACCATAATAATGCTATGATCCATTGCTAGGTCATTTACGGCATCCTCGGATATGTTGCAATTCTTGGCTACTATCATATCAGGAGGAAAAGCATTCCCAAGTAACTGTTCAAATACTTCTTTCCCTCTCTGTTCTGTATCGTAAGCCGCAAGTGTGTAATCATCGGCGGTAATTCTTTTTCCGTTGAGTGCAATGCTTTTGATATTGCCGATATTAACTACGTTGCTACGGTCCTGATCTACAATATACATCTCTAATCCTCCAACCACTTATTATCAAAATAGCAGAACCCGAACACGGCTGCTCCGATCAGAATTACCCATACAACCCAGAAAATTACCAGCCCGGCAGTTCCGTTTGAAACCATATAGTCCACCGCTTCATCTATCGTATCTGCCTGAATGAACGGTGTTCCGTCCTCTATGGTATTATCTTTGAGATTGGCATAGATAACTCCGCTGTATTCCGTGTTGATAACATAGTACAAATACCTCACATGGGACGATTGCTTAATTGTGTCATACAGGTAAGACCCCGGCATCTGGATTTTTCCATACGGAAACTCCACGCCAAGGAATGACACCG